ATATCCAGAGCACCCATTGCCTTTAGTGCACCTACAGAACCACCGTATCCAAGGGCAAGTTCTGCAATTTTACCTTTTTGACGGAGGTGACCATTGATACCGTGTTTTTCAACGGGAACCTTAAACATTTGACTTGCAGAGGCACAGTAGATGTCGCCACCTTTGGCGAAGACATCTTGACGCCATTTTTCACCGGCAAACCATGCGATGACACGAGCTTCAATAGCAGAAAAGTCAGCCACCAGGAATTGTGTACCTTCTCTTGGGATGAAAGCGGTGCGGATAAGCTGTGAGAGTGTATCCGGCACATCTTCGTAGAGGAGTTTAACGGCTTCAAAATCACCAGAGCGTACCAGTGAGCGTGCTTCTGCAAGATCTGACAGGTGGTTTTGTGGTAGATTTTGCAGTTGAATATTACGACCGGAAAATCTTCCAGTGCGGTTGGCTCCATAAAATTGGAACATGCCACGGGCACGACCATCAGCGCATACTGTTTTTTCCATTGCCTGATATTTGCGGACGGAGGATTTGGCTAACTGCTGCCTTAAGGTAAGAACTTGTGCGAGCTTTGGAGGAGCAGTTTTTAAGAGATCTGTGATAGCTTTCTTGCTAAGAGTATCCGTTTCCAGTCCATTAGCAGAAAGCCAGGCCTTCATCTGCTGAACGGAGTTTGGGTTTTCTAACTCCGTGATTTCTTTCATAGTATCTGTCAGTTCCTTTCGGGAGCGAGTATCCATCTCAATGGCAGCAGCAACAAGGTCCATATCCAAGCGGACACCTCGATCATTGATTTCTTGGTCGAGATGATATTCTTCCCAGACCTGAGCTGGTACTGGGAACTTTGCCAGTCTCTGCTGAATGCCCATTTCTGTTTCGACATCACGAATGTTGTACTTCTTGAACATGGCCCACTTGTCTGGAGCGTGGAAAAGTCGATTTCTTGTGAGTTGACCATTGGCTTTGGTAGGAGCACAAGGCTGGCAGAAGTATTTAATGAGATCCTTACCTTCTGAGAGCTTTTGCTTTTCCAATCCCAGAACAGCACCGACACCCTCCAATGAGAGCGGAAGCCCCATTGTGGCGGACCAAATCATAGAGCAACGCCAGCTTTCCGGATTCAGATATTCTCCGGTCGGATAACCTAAGAAACGAGAAAGACAGATACGTTCAAAGGTAGCATTGAAGGCCCACTTGATGACATTCTCATCCTCCAAGGCAAGAAGGATCTCTTTTGGAATTTTTTCTCCGCAGGCAAGGTCAATGACCTGAACAGGCTGACTATCTACACTGTAGGCAAAGAGTAAGATTTCAAAATCAGGTGATTCTACATAGCGATATACGCCGGTTTTCTGAAGTGGTATATCGCTGTAGGTTTCGATATCGATACTAAGTGTTTTCATGAGATTGTCCTTTCTACAAAACAGGCAACAGAGAAATCCCTGCCGCCTGCTGTGTTACTGTTTATCTTTATTGGATTTGTATTTATTGATGTCACGACGAATATGGTATACAGCATAACGAACAAGGTAAAAAATGATTTTTCCTACGTTGTAGATGATGAATCCATATACCGCCACAAAAAAGGTATAGGCGATGACGTTAGCAATAAATAGATTTAAGATTTCTGCAAATTCATTCATAGATTGTCTCCTTTTGTCAGAAAATGTGCTGGCGGCAGTGAGTCCACCGCCAGCAGGTTGATAAGTTACTTAAAGTCTTTCATGCGCTTTTCGTGGTATTCGAGGTCACGCTTGTCCTTTTCCTGCTCACGCTTTTCACGTTTATGATCGTTGATGATACTTTGAATCATGGAGATGGCAGTAGTAAGACCGACGCAAGCGAAGCAGCCGATACAAATATTTACGAGAATTGTGCTAATTGTGATTGTGTTCATAGTCTGCCACCTCCGTTAGTCAAGAAAATCATCGTCGTCATCAGTCGCAAAGTCGGATTCAGCAGATGCCTTACCGCCAAGAGGCTCGCCATCACGAATCTTCTGCAGATTGTTAAGGCCGCAGGCGATACCTTTATTGCCAGAGCTGTTGAAAGCGTAAAAACTGATGCTGGCACGACCGTAGACTCCAGAGTAAACCTCAGAACGAGTGAGGATAGGATTGCGGTCAGCGTCTACGATACCCGGTGCAGAGGTTGCATTTGCATTTACAAAGTAGCTGCCAGCGTATGCAGGATCATCCGGTCTTTCAAGATCTCCGTCACGAAGTGGCGTTTTAAGTACGGAAAGAGCAGGTACGGACTTACCATTGCCCTTGAGCTTTGCTTCACCTTCACGGTATGCAGCCTCGATAGCGGCTTTAATCTTTGCAACAGTCATTGTGTCGGACTTCGGGATAATCAGGCTGACACTATATTTCGGAGTGCCACCGTTGATGGACTTAGGTTCCCAGACGTTGGCATAGCTCCAGCGTGTGTTAGGACCAGTGATAACCTTCATTGGATTTGTCATTTTTACATTTTTACTCATTGTCATATTCCTCCATAAAATCATTTTTTGCTGTATTCATTGCCGGGCGCTTATCACTTTCCGGCACAAGAGTAGGTTTGCCTTGTGGCTTTTCAATATAGGCTGCAAGGAGTTCCGCGAAGCGAGATTTACCGAGCAGCTTTTGCATGGCAGTGATACCAAGTAACTTCTTTTCATAAGGGTCAAAGCCAGCGGCTTCGACAGTCTTTGATACTGCGTCTTCGTTGGTATATCTGCGATTAGAGCGACCTTCGACCAGTTTCCATCCAGTCCATTCTTTACCGCTGATTGCCTGCTGGAGTGCATACTCCTTAATGTCGTTGGCCCAGGAAATCAGTTCATCGACACGGGAAAGGATGACTTCGATTTCTGAATCCGTAAGCAGTGGTGGCAGTTTGAAATCGTGCTGTGCGAGTAAAAGATTGGCTTCTGCTCTGGCCCTGCATTCATGTTTTGCCTTACAGAATCCGCACCATTCACCGCACAGGAAATTTCCATCACCGGCAAAAGCGAGGTCTGCGGTAGGTTTCAGAACTTCATCGGCCCATTGATACAGGTCATCCTTGCTGACCTCATAGGTAGAAACGTTCTGACGCCTGGGTTGGTAGATGGTCATGCTGACCGTATCGATGTCATAAATATCATCGAAAAGCTCCAGAGCGCCAAGGGCGTAACACTTCATTTGTGGATTGTCTTCGGCGGAAACAAGGATTCCAAGACCGTGTTTATAGTCAATTACGTGCATAGTTCCATCGCTGATGAGAATAGCATCTGAAGTTCCGAAGCCTTGTTCTACCCAACGGGAGAAGTCTACTCGTTGCTCAATCAGAACAACTGGATCCGAGCAGATCTGCTTGGCATCTTCCAAAAGCTCCATAATAAAGCTGGCGTAACCGGTAGCACAATCTTCCATTTCGGCATTGTACCAATTGAGACTTTTGGTTGGATCAGTAGCTTTCATGCTGAGAGCTTTACGGAGCTTGTACTCACAAAGAGCGTGTGCATCGGTGCCTTCTGCAGCATAGTCGCTACCTTTATCCTCATAGGCTTCGCAGAGCCTTGCTGATGGTGGACAGTGAAGCCAACGATCAGAAGAGGATGCGGAGAGGAGAGCATGTACTTTTGGTGGCATATTAGAGCACCTCCGCTTCCCTGAGCAGGGCTTCGTAATGTTTTGGATCTACGAGTGACAGCTTGCTTGCACCATACTTTTTAAGAAGCTCTCGGATCTCAGCTGTATGTCCGGCACGGGACTTGTCGGCCAGAACAGCTCGAACCTCCTCAAGGGTCAGTGCGGGTTTCGCAGAAGCGATAGGTGCCTTTGGTTCCCCGGCAACTTTAGGTGTTCCTCCAAACTGCTGTGCGAGCCAGTCTGCTGCATCGTTAATAGCAGCGGCAGCATTTCTCAGTTCTTCGATAGTCATAGCCATATCGTTCATTTTTGACATTTGTTGTTCCTCCTTCCTCGGATTGTCTCTGTGCGGCGATGATTCTGAGATTCTTCGCCATTCTTGCGGATACCTGACTGATTGCTGTGAGGGTAGCAATTACTTCTGCGTCAGTATCGTTTCTGTTGTGAAAGGTCTGATTCACGGTGTTCACCTCGCTTTCTGTAGGTCGCTTTGTTTCGCCTTACACTACTCAATGGAGGTGAGATGGCCATTTGGCCGAAAAAACATAGAAAGTTTTTAGAAAAGAAAAATCGTCCCCTGAAAAATCAGAGGACGACCATTCATATTAGATGTAGTCTTTAAGCTCGGAACGAAGCTTCTGGAACAGCTTGTCCCTGCGATACACGAATGTATTACGAGAGAGACCCATTTCCTTGCCGCAGTCACGTTCCGATTTTCCTTCCATAATAAGCTGGCAGATAAGACGACCTTCCGGGTCCAGCTCATTCAGCTTTGCATAGAGGGCACGAAGAAGTTCTGCGTCCTCTATCATTTCTACGATAGCTACAGATTCATCCGGCATGTCATCAAGCCAGCTCTTTTCATTTCCTTCACCGTCGCTTACGGTGTTATCGAGAGAAAGCTGGTCGCCAGCCTTGGCATACGGACAGGTCATGCAGTCCATGTCGCATAAATAGCGTTTACTTGCAGGGCAGACACAACGGCCATGCTCCTGCTGACGCTTGCGATAGGAATTGATGTCACGATAGTAGTTCGTGTAGAATTCCTTGTTTACATCCACCCAGCTCTTAGATTCCTTGATGTAGATACGATACTGTTTACTCTGATTTACTTTGATTGCCATAACTTTTACCTCCGTTGGCTTCATGTGCGAAGCGGAGATAACCGTTATGGCTGCCAGTGTTTTTCATAAGATGGTCACCTCATGCGGATAACTCCGCTTCTTTCCGGTGACCAGCCGTTCGTAAGCTGGCACTCTATTGATAATGTTCTCTTGTTCATCAACTACGAACACACCACGTGGCCACGAAGATGGTGAGCTGATGACCAAGTTAGACAGTTTAATGTCATATCTGGGACTAGTGTTTTCATCGCTGCAAATGATAAAGAATTTATTTGCGTTCGTAAATTATTTATGAACGATAACTCGCAGAAGATTGAAAAACGTAAAATTTTGTGTTATACTTTTAAAGGACTTTATGCCTTGTCGCTAAATATGAATTCATTATAGAAAATTTCGATTTTTGAGGTTTGACCGCGATTGACCGTGGTTTGACCTAAAAGGTCAAAGGAGGTATGGCGTAGTGTATTTTCATGAGATAGCTGAAGAATTGAAGATATATATGGCACCATCTGAGCGTGGTGGTATTTTCGTCGTGCAGCTTATTGGAGACACATTGCGTGCCCCGATGACTGAAGAGGAAGAAAAAATGGCCTTGGATGATAAGTTCAATCCATTGGCTAATGGAATGTCCTTAAACATGCAAGACCAAATTTTTGAAGGGAAAAAGTTTATATCAAGGAATAGAGCTGGGCTCATTTGTAGTAGATATGACGGGGCCGATTTTGCAGAGGAAATCGATAATCTCTATGATGCAGATAAGGACCATTTGCAAATGTTCTTAGCAAAAAAAGGTATTTCAGTTGCAATAGAGGAACTTGGATCTGCAATGCAAGATATAATGAGTCAAATTTTTCATGGATTATCGAAGGGTATTCATGATGTGGATATTTGTCTTACAATCCATGAACCAAAACCTAGCATTAAAAATCTTGCAGAGAATCGCATTTACTTTGATGATGGAAAACTGGTTATTGATGGGGATACAATTGAGTTACCTATTAAATTGGACGAATCTCAAATATACGAGTTTGAATCTGGTTATATATCTGCACTATGTGATGCTTACGCTGAAGCGTTATCCAGAGATGAAGTTACTGTTGATGATATTCCTAATCTTCCGCTAAAATATCAAATGAACTTCTATGATCAGAGAAAAGCGTACTTGAGTGCTGAGAGCATTCAACGTTCTATTAGCGAAGTGTATGAAGATGGCGAGAACCAATTCGATATACTAAAAGAAGATGCCCTTGAAGGAATTAAAACTACATATTACGATGAGTATGACAATGGATATAGAAGATTGTTGGAAGTATTAAAAAAGATTTCTGATATTCAACTCACAAAATCAAAACTAATGCTTATTAAGAATCTGATTGGAAATTTAGAAAGGCTCGGAATAGTTCATATACTGGTGAACGATGAGACGATTAAATCGTGGGTAGACCCATATGAAGAATAAAGTGTTTAATACTACTTTTGAAAATATGCTCCGCATTCTGATTCTGATGGGCGTTCTTGTTAAGCCAGTGAATTTAGATAGGTTAACTGCATTAGACTTTATTTGTATTTATGGAAAGAAGTGCAAAGTGCTTGATAAGAATCTGCATGGAGATAATGAATTCGGGTTTGCCGAATTTACAAATAAAAGAGAAAAAATAACCGAGGCAATAAAGCTCTCGGTTAAAGATGATTATGTGATTGTAGGTAAGAGTGGCGAGGGATTGGTTTATTCTCTTAATGAAAGAGGTAGAGAAATCGTTACTAATATTCAATCACCATATAGTAAGGCTTATGTAATCGGAGCAAGAATTGTCTGTAGGAAATTTGCAAATTATACAGACGAAGCGGTTCTAAAGTACATAAGTAAATTGGCTACAGAATCGAAGGAGGTATGAGGATGCAGTCTTTTAGAATAAAACAGCTCCTAGTATCTGGAGCCGGAAAGATAGACGGAGTTATTGAATTTGATGATGGATTAAATATTATTCAGGGAAGGTCAAATACCGGTAAGACCTGGATATTAAAGTGCATTTATTATTTGTTTAGTTCTGATAAGAATCCATTCTCACCATTAACTGGATATTCCGATATTAAAGGCGTGTTTTACACAAAACGATATGGCGATATTACGATAAAGCGTAGGCTGAATGACAATCAAGCTGAAGTTATATGTGTGCATCCCGATGTGGTGAATGGAATATATGATACAAACTATAAAGGGAAAGGTCCACTATACTTAAATGATTTGTGGCTTAGAATTATAGGCCTTAACGAAACTATTAGTGTTCCTAAGAGTGCGAGATATGCCCGTGAACGGATTTCTTGGACAAATATTGCTAATGTATTCTTTGCTGATGAGGACGAGATTGACAAATCGGGTTCTTTGATTATAAAGGACTTTAATTACGAAACGGCATTGATATCATCCTTATATTTTTTGTTGACAGGTGACTATAAAAAAGGCGTAGAAGAAATTCTTAAGCCGGAGGTGGCAAATGAAAAAAAGAAAGCAGTTGTTGCTTATATAGAGGAGCAAGTTTCCGCTTTGTCAGATAAAAAAGTGAACTACATAATGCAATTAGAAGAGCTTGCTGATGTGGATGTTGATAAGCAGATGCAGGAATTAACAGAAGGTATTTCTGCACTACAACAAGAAATGTCAGAGTTGGTAGAAGATAATGCTACGGTTATAAGACAAATCTCTGAATATCAGCAAGAAGAGGCTAATTGCAAAGTTCTGATTGATAGATATAAGTCTTTGACCAGTCAGTATAAAGCGGATTTGCAACGTCTTGATTTTATTTCAAGAGGTGAAAAGGCTGTAAAAGGACTTCCTAAAAATGATATCTGCCCATTTTGTGGTGGACCTATTGATAATCATGACGAAAATTATGATGAAGCTATTCAAGCAGAAACAAAGAGAATTGTTTCAGAGTTAGCTGTTATTGTTGCGACAGAAAATAATGTACGAGAAGAACAAATTGGCATCAGCAGAAATATATCGGAGCTAACAAAACGTCGAGCTGAAATTTCAGAAGCTATTGCTGAAAAGACATTGAAGATAAATGACTATAGAACGAATCTTCAGCGTTACAGGGATTATACAAAACTACAGTCTGGTATTGATTTTGTAAATGAGCAATTGCAGGTTCTCGGTCGGAAGAAGGTATCTGAATTACACAAGAAAAAGAATCCTCCGTTGTATCATGCTAAGAAGGAGTTTGAAGAGTTAGTTGGTACTGGGTTTAATGAATTGCTTAACAAGATACTTAAAGAATGCAATTATCGTGCAGGCTATGCAAGCTGGGATTTTAAGACGTTTGATATATTGATGGATGGAGTGTCAAAAGAGGAAGATCAAGGAAAAGGCTATCGTTCTTTTTTGAATTCGGTCATTGCATTAATGCTTTATGAATACTTCAATTCAGATGATGTTTTTATTAAACCGGGTATATTGATGATTGACACGCCTCTTCTAGGCTTTGATGAAAATGAAGATGGTACTCAAGGTGCAACGTTAAAGAACGGACTGTATCAGTATTTTATTAATCATAAAGGTAACGGACAAATAATTATCGTTGATAACTTAAATGTTATGCCTGATATCGATTTGCAGGCAGCAGGTGCAAAAGTAACTACTTATTATAAAGACGAAAAAGACGGCCACGTCTACGGATTTATGCCAAGCTGGAGGAAAGACCTCCCAAAGGAGACAGAATGAAACTATCGTACAAAAAGTTATGGGTAAAACTTGTAGAATTAGATATGAAGAAAACAGAGCTTGCTAAGAAGGCAGGAATTAGTTCTGCGTCTGTAGCAAAGCTTGGTAAGGGTGCAAATATCACAACGGATGTTCTTTTGAAAATATGTGAGTATTTGAATTGCGATATCTCAGATATTGTTGAAGTTGTTCCAGATGAATCTGCGAATGACAATGCAGGTGATTAATGATAAGCCATCTATTAGAATGTTAGAGAAAGGAATTGCAAAAGATGAAAACAAAAAGCTTGCCACCCTATGCGCCTACTTTAATCGAGTCAACAAGAGCTATCGGATATTCACTTGAGGCAGCGGTGGCTGATATTATTGATAACAGTATCGCAGCAAACGCAAAAAATGTTGATATATATTTTTTCCCGATAGATGGTGCATATATTGCAATTCTCGATAATGGTAAAGGAATGACAGAGAAAGAAATCGATATTGCTATGCAATATGGAAGTAAAAATCCGACAGAAGAAAGGGATAAAAAAGATTTAGGACGTTTTGGTCTGGGATTAAAAACAGCGTCTTTATCTCAGTGTAGATGTCTGACTGTTATTTCTAAGCAAGGGGATAATTTGGAGGGACGTCAATGGGATATAGATCATGTTACAGAAGTAGGAGATTGGTCTTTAAACGTTCTTGATGAAGAAGATATTCAGCAAATACCTCAATTTGACGAACTGATAAAAAATGAATCAGGAACATTAGTAGTCTGGCAAAAATTAGATCGTCTCAAGTCTGGAGAGATTAATTTTGAACTATCGTTAGGACGTAAAATTGATAGAGTCAGAGATCATCTTTCTCTTGTTTATCACCGATATTTAGCAGGTGAATCAGGGATCACAAAACTTAAGCTGTCCATTAATGGGGAAAAAATAAAAGGAATTGACCCTTTTTTGACGGAGAAAAGTGTTCAAGCTATGGATGATGAAACATTAGTTATTCAGGGCAATAAAATATTAGTACGACCTTATATTCTTCCTCACATATCTAAGCTGACATCAGATGAAATTAAAATGCTTGGTGGGAAGGATGGACTTCGAAAACAACAAGGGTTTTATGTATACAGGAACAAAAGATTGTTGGTTTGGGGTACTTGGTTCAGAATGATGAGGCAAGGAGACTTATCAAAACTTGCCAGAATCCGTGTTGATATCCCAAACACATTAGATGATCTGTGGACTCTAGATATAAAGAAATCGTCCGCATTGCCTCCAGCAGAAGTTAGAAAGAATTTGGAGATAATTATTAATCAAATTGCTGAGCGGAGCAAAAGAACGTGGACTTTCAGAGGTAAAAAGGAAATAAGTGATACAGAAACTCACGTTTGGAACCGCATGAAAAATAAGCAAGGCGGATTTTATTATGAAGTTAATCGCGAGCATCCACTTGTGCAACAAATGATTAAAGCACATCCCGATATAGAGGTGTCATTAAATGCATTGTTGCAACAGATTGAGATGGGATTGCCTCTTAATCAATTATATGTGGATTTGAATAATGATGAGCAAATTACCAATGATAATGAGCAGTCAGATGTAGAAATAGTAAAATCACTACAGGAAATGATTACGATGTGTGCTGACAAGCAAGAAAAATGTAATTTGCTTGATGCCATTGCTTGTATTGATCCATATTCGTCACACCTTGATATAGTAGAGAAGTTTAAGGAGGAAATTTTGAAAAATGATTAATCCAAATGTTGAACAATTAGAAAGTTTAATCTCCGCAGTTGTTAACAATCTTTATAAGGAAGTTCCACCTACAGAAGATGAATTTTTGGAGAAAGCAACTTTGTTAAGAAATACAAATGCACCTATTATGCCGGTTTCAGATGATGAATTCGCAGAGATAATTTCTAGACTCAAGCAATCATTAGTCATCCAGATGGATGTAGGAGTATATATTAACGATCGTAATAACGGGCATCAGTCCTGGTTGCCTTCCAAGAGAGCAGATTTCGATTTCTTCTTTTGGAATAGATACAAGAAGTATCTGGAAGAAATTAAACATTGGAATCCAAGAGTTACAACAAATCTAGGAAAAGTTTCTGATGAAATATTAGATTTATGTGGCGATCCATCAGAAGATCATTTTGCAATAAAAGGGCTGGTGCTTGGTGACGTGCAGTCTGGTAAAACGGCTAATTACACAGCTATTTGCAATAAAGCAGCAGATACTGGTTATCGAATTATTATTGTTTTAGCTGGTATGCAGGAGAACTTACGTAAGCAAACACAAGAAAGATTAGATGCCGAATGCACCGGAAGAAAGAGCGAATATTATCTGGATCCTAAAGCTGAACAGGG